AGAGAACCTTGGGGTTATGGTATGTGTTCTACTCCATTGAATGACGCTATCATGGCTTCTATGCCAATGGTTACTGCCTTCAGAAAAAAGTATGGCATTGATAAAATGAATACTGTATTTTTAACTGACGGTTCAAGTGATGGTAACTATGATAAAGTTACTTCTCAAAAACCAGATCATATGTATAGTTCAGAAATAGGTAATGGTTGGTATAGAGTTAGTGCTGGTAATTATGAAACTAATTTAGTTTTAAGAGATACAATTACAAAAAAAGAATATCATGATGTTGGCAGAAAAGAACTAACTGAAAGTTTACTAGACGCTTTAAGACAACGAACTGGTACTAAAGTTTTAGGTTTCTATATATCAAGTGGTAAAAAGATTGACCGTTATACTTTAGATCATTATTTTCCTGATTACGCTTATGAAAAAGGTCAAAAAGTTTATGATAGAAAAAAAGTAATGGCAGAATATAGAAAAAACAAATGTCTTATTGTAAAAGACAATATTGGTTATGATGAGTTTTATCTCCTTGCTGGGGGTGAAATGCAGATATCTGATGGTCAAATGGCGACACCATCAGAGAATGCTAAAAAGAGTGAACTAAAAAGATTGTTTACATCTACTTTAAAATCAAGTAGAGATAGTCGAATAGTCTTAAACAAGTTCATAGAACAAGTCGCTTAACTTGAAGGGAACTTATATTATGGAAAATAAAAATGCTCCAATTAGTTTAAATTCTAATCAAGAATCGTTTGTTAAATTAGCAAACGAAGAAGGTTTTACAACCGAGATTACTAGACAAGATATTATATCTTTACAAGGTAAGCACGGTATTAAAAAACCTGCTTGGTTAATGAAGAATACTGCTTATAGAATAGGCAGAGCTTCATATAGTTTACCTACTTTAGGTCAAACTATGGAATCCACTACTGAAAATTCAGATAGTGAATAATCAAAAATCAAAAAAATATGGGGGTTTCGACCCCCATATTGAGAAAAAAGAACAAAGTAAGAACAAAGAAAATGGAAAAAGCGCAGAAAACAACGATAAAAAAATGGATAATGTGCTTGACTATCAGTGGAAAATGTTGTAGCATAGCTACAGAATTGAGAAAAACTATATTATGAAAGGACGATCAATGACTACATTAAACAACGATCAGTTAGATCAAGTTGAAATCTTATATAAACATTATAAGAAAACTGATTTATCTAGATCAGAGATCAATGCCTTAGTGAAAAAAGGCACGATCAAAAATCCAAGTTGGTTGAAACAAGACCAATACAAAGTCTCTAGAGGAGTTTATTCTCTTCCAGTTGACGGCGATATCTCTCCTAAGATCAAGGAAGATATTATTTCAGAATTACCTAAAGAAGAAACTGCACCTGCTGTTGATACAGTAAATCAGGCTGCATTTGTTATTTCATCTTTAACTGGTAATATTATACCTGCAAAAGATCCTGTGTTCGTACCATGGGGTTATTTCAAAGATATTAAATCAATTGTTTCTAGTAAACAATTTTATCCTATCTTTATTACTGGTCTTTCTGGTAACGGTAAGACTATGAATGTGTCTCAGGCTTGTGCTCAAGTTAAAAGAGAATGTATTAGGGTTAATATTACAATCGAAACCGATGAGGATGATTTACTCGGTGGTTACAGATTACAAGAGGGTCAAACTGTTTGGCAGAATGGTCCTGTAATCGAAGCGATGGAGAGAGGTGCTATCCTTCTTCTTGACGAGATTGACCTTGCGTCTAATAAGATTATGTGTTTACAACCAATCTTAGAAGGTAACGGTGTCTTTCTTAAAAAGATTAACAAGTTTGTTAAACCTGCACCAGGGTTTAATGTGATTGCGACTGCCAATACTAAAGGTCAAGGATCTGAAGATGGCAAGTTCATCGGTACTAATATTCTCAACGAGGCATTCCTTGAGAGATTTCCTATTACTGTTGAACAATCATATCCTACTAACAAGATTGAAAGTAAAATCTTGTTAAATGTTATGTCCGAAAAAGGTCTTACTAAAGACGCTGATATTAAGTTTGCTGAAAACTTAGTTACTTGGGCAGACATTATCAGAAAAACCTTTTACGAAGGTGGTGTAGATGAGATTATCTCAACTAGACGATTAGTTCATATAGTAGAAGCCTTTACTATCTTTAAAGATAAAATGAAGGCAATCGAGATGTGTACTAACAGATTTGACAATGATACCAAGACATCATTTATGGATTTATATTCTAAAGTTGATGGCGGGCAAGATGTCTCCACTTGGGGTCAACCTGTAGTTGAAGAACAAGATTCCGATGATAGTGAGGAAGATAACATTAGTTATTAAAAATCTATCTCATAATGTAGTCAGAGGGGCGGAGAAATCTGCCCTTCTTTGTAACATTATGATAAACTATATTATGAAAGGCAAACAATGAAAACTACTTATGAAAATAATATAACATATTCGGGTCAATCTGGTTATGTTTATAGACTAACTAATACAAAAAATCGTAAATACTATTATGGTTCTGGTCAAGGTAATCCTGAAGATCCAGAAAAACCATATATAACATCATCTAAAAATCCTGAATTAAAAGAGGCAATAGCAGATGGCCAAATAGAAAGAAATATCTTAGCATTTGATGACCTATCATCATGTAGAATTATAGAAAAAAAATACATAGATGATGCTGATGCTGCTAACGATCCAAACTCATATAATCAAAGCAATTTTACAGGTGCTAAAACTAATAAAGTCTCAGACTTTAGTGAAGCAAATAGAATTGCCACAGAGATGAGAGAAACACAAAGTTATAATGGTATCAAAGCAAAGATAATAAAACTTAAAAAGATAGGCAATAAATTAGATCCAAGTGATCCTTTATATGACTTAGAATTTTTACAACCAAGAAAAATTGTAGAATCGGGTGACCATATTAGTTTAATTTCTACTATCATTGATGACGCTAATGGACAAATTGAAACATTAGAACAAAAATTGACATCCGTAATTTTAGAGAATAGAAAAATTGGTTCAAGAATTAAAAATCAATTAATAGGTGGTAGACATACCTTTAAAGGGACTTTAAAAGCAGAATATGGAACAAAATTAAGAGTTTTATTTATACCTGCTTCAATTCACTCACAATGGTCAGATGACTTTGTTGAAGATATAGCACTAGCTCATAATGGTAGAAGTGCTATAAAAATACTTGAATCTTCTTTAGAGGATATAGCATTTAGAATAGTTAAAAAAATTACTACACTTAACATATCAAAAGATTCCTCTCAAATTAAAGTTATGAAAGATAGTTTTAATTTAACCTCTAAACAAAGAGCAACAGTAACTAGAATTGTTAATAAAGAACTAGAAAAAATAGAGCACGATAAAAAGAAACCTGAACATTTTATTGATTACAAACAAGGCACAGATGCTCGTGATGAGATTGATGATAAAATTAAAAAACTAAATGAAGATCCACACACATTTGCTAAATTATATTCAACTGGTAAAAGTGCTTTAGGTGATGATATAGTAAAACTTATTAGCCAATTCTATGATGGAAAGAAAAATCTTAAACATATTTATCTATACTTATATCATCCTACCATACCTGTGATGAAGAAATATAAAAGTAAGTATGAAAAAGATTTTAAAAATACAAGAAAGTTTATGAAAACACATACTGGATTAAATCTTGATACTTTTAAAATAATAGAAATGCCTATGGAAGAGAAGTAATGCACCTAACAAAAGATAAAAAGATTTGGGTGCCCGACAATGATAATTATATTAGGTGGAGTGCTAACTATGAACAAAAACAATTCGATGGTGCTATGAAATATGTTTCTAATAGAAAAGTAGCATTAGATTGTGGCGGTCATGTAGGCATTTGGACTAAAAGATTATCTTATTTATTTGATACAGTTATTGCTTTTGAACCCATACCAAAACATATAGAATGCCATAAGAAGAATTGTACCGAAAGTAATATTACTTTAAATGAGTGTGCCTTATCTGATAAAGAAACTAAAATGGATATGAAAGTTGGCACGGGTAGAAACACTGGCAGAAGCACACTAGAATATAAAAGTAATTTAGTAAAAGGTGACAATGAGATAATCGAAATACAAACAAAGACATTAGATAGTTTTAATATACCACACGTTGACTTTATGAAAATAGATGTGGAGAAACATGAGGTAAAGTTAATACAAGGTGCTAAAGAAACTATTAAAAGATCAA